CCAAAGTCACTGTCGACCCAAAACGAATCGCCCACAACGTCGCAGTCGGAAAAGAAGCCCGGGAAGCATTCAAGTACTTTGAAACCGAGTTTGGGTCTGATAAAGAAGCCCACTTCTGGGAAGTCATCGTAGACCTGGCTAAGAACAAACTCCCACATGACCCAAAGACTGGTGAATCCGTTGGTATGACGGATGACGAAGCCAGGCGGTTTGAAAACAAACTCTGTCCTGGCTACAGCATGTATGCCGGTGACGATGTAGGGGACGTCCCACCGGACTACCTGCTTTTCCTGGCTGAAGGGGACGCCTTCATCCGAAAATTACGTAGGTATGTGAGATCCAAACGTTTCCAGAAACGGTATGAGGCTGAAAAGGAATAAAGTCCTAGCATGGGTTTCTTCAGCAAATCGATCCTAAAGCAAAGCAAGCAACCGAGTACCATGATTCCCAAGTGTGGGAGTTGTGGATTATACAAGACGTGCCAATCCCCGAAGATGCCTTACAGTGGGCAGGGTAAGAAGGGAATCCTTATAGTAGGGGAAGCCCCAGGGGCGGACGACGACAAGGCCAACAAGCAATTCGCAGGAGTAAACGGACAGTACCTGAGTAAAGTACTTAAACAGCTCGGTGTGGACATGCGCCGGGACTGTTGGTTGCACAATGCCCTGATTTGTCGACCACCCAAGGATAAGGTTACAGATAACGAGATGGTTGACTACTGCAGACCCAACGTGGTGAAAGCCATTAAGGAACTGCAGCCCAAAGTTATCATTCCCATGGGGCAGCTAGCTTGTGAAAGCATTATAGCCTGGCTATGGAAAGGAATAGAAGGGGACATTGGTTCCATCTCACGTTGGTTGGGTTTCCGTATACCGGCACAAAAGATCAATGCTTGGGTGTGCCCGAACTGGCATCCAAACTACGTCTGTCGATCTAACTACGGTAGTGGTAAAAAGAATGAAGTAGTTGAAATGTACTTCAAGCACTACCTAGAGGGTGCCTTGGAAAAGGATAGCCACCCATGGGATGAAGTACCTGACTACAAATCCAAGATCATTAAAATCCACGACACAGACGAAGCAGCCAAAGCAATTCGTTGGATTATACGAAAGGGCGGTGTTACTGCCTTTGACTATGAAACCAATATGCTCAAACCAGAAGGGCCCGGAGCATACATAAGAACTTGTTCTATTTGTTGGGAAGGGAAACGTACCATAGCGTTCCCATGGTCTGGTGAAGCCATTAAGGCTATGCAGGAGTACTTAGTTTCACCACTCCCCAAAATTGCCAGTAACATGAAGTTTGAGGACAGGTGGAGCAGACGCATTGCCGGTGCGGAAGTGGTGAACTGGTTCTGGGACACAATGAACGTTGCCCACGTACAAGACAACAGACGTGATATCACTGGATTAAAGTTTCAGGGTTTTGTTTGGCTTGGTTACGGTGAGTACAATAGCCACCTGGAAGAATTCCTGAAAGCCAAATCTAGTATAACACCCAACAGAATACATGAAATAGATTTGGACGATTTGCTCACATACAACGGGATCGATTCCCTGTTAGAGTACGAAGTAGCAATGCGTCAGATCAAGGTGTGTGGTTTTAACCCCTATGGAGAATAGGATGTCAGACGAACAGAATGAAATGCGTTGGAAGTTTATTCATGGGTTTAACGCTGTAGCAGAAGAAATTGAAGCATGGGCTGACCGTAAGGGTTGGAACAGTGACGACCCAAAAACTTGGGATAAAGGAGTAAAGGAATTCCTTGGTCTTAAAGCCATGGAAAGTTTACAGGCAGCGTACGACGTATCCAAACTCGGTCTTATGATGACCGAAGTTGGCGAAGCCATTGAGGGTCGTCGACATGGTGATCCTCCTAGCGACAAGATACCAGAATTCACAAGCCAGGAGGAAGAACTGGCCGACTGTATTGTACGCATTATGCACTACGCAGCACATGAAAAACTGCGAGTAGCAGAAGCACTTATCACTAAGTTGCAGTACAATGAGGACCGTCCGTACAAACATGGGAAGCAAGTGTAACAGAGTTCCATGAAAATAAAACCAGCCTCACCTGAAGCGTACCGTCTTATTCATGATGGTACGCTTGCTTTGTCTCAGGTTGAATCGAATGGATTTCGCATTGACCTGGAGTACCTGGAACGAACAAGACGTGAAACACAAAAGAAAATTAGCGAGTATGAAAAACTACTGAAGTCTGACCCCATTTGGAACACCTGGCGTAAGAGGTTTAACAAACCAAATCTAGGTAGTCGCCAGCAGTTTGGTACAATCATCTTTGATGTGCTTGGACACAAACGCAAGAAGAGTTTCCAACTGGAATGGGTTAACGGGCAGCAACTAGAAGTAGAGGACAACAAGAACGACGAAAGTGCGTTTGAGGACATCCGTAAGTCTGTTCCGTTTGTGAACATCTACCTGGAGATGCAACGTCTGGAGAAAGCAGATGGAACATTCCTAGGTGGTATCCATAAAGAAGTAGTTATAAAGAAGAAGGGGGCTTTTCTACATCCCAACTACAACCTGAATGTTGCTGCTTCGTACCGTAGCTCTGCTAACGACCCTAACTCCCAGAACTGGCCCATTCGCAATGCGGATACCGCTGGTCTGATCCGTCGGTGTTTTATTCCAAGGAAGGGACACCACATGATGGAAATTGACATTAAGGGGGCTGAGGTTCGAGTTGGATACTGTTACCACAAAGACCCAATGATGCGTAGGTATCTGTTGGACGAAACAACGGATATGCACCGCGACATGGCTTCCCAGATCTACATGGTGCCTCCAAACGAAGTGGATAAGAACATGCGGTACTGCGGGAAGAACATGTACGTGTTCCCGCAGTTCTATGGCGACTTCTACATCAGCTGTGCTAAGGCTATGTGGGAAGCCATAGTTCGCATGTCCTTAAAGACTGTTTCTGGCCGTTTGGTTGGGGATATCCTGTCGGCCAAAGGTATTAAGGAACTGGGACTATGTGACCCGGCAAAGGAACCTCAGAGGGGTACGTTCGAATACCACATGAAAAATGTGGAGCAGGATTTCTGGACGAACCGATTTGGTATCTACGGTAACTGGAAGAAGAAGTGGTATGACAACTACCGCAAACGCGGTTACTTCCAGATGTATACCGGATTTGTGGTGTACGGGCTTTACCGGAAAAACCAGGTCATTAACTTCCCAGTACAAGGCGCGGCTTTCCATTGCCTCCTATGGGGTTTGATTGAACTCCAAAGGTGGATGCGAAAGCACAAAATGCGTTCTAAGATAGTGGGTCAGATCCACGACTCCTTAGTAATTGACGCCCACAAAGACGAAGTGGCTGACATAGCTGCATACGCCCATAAGATATTCAGTAAACTCCTACCAAAGGCTTGGAGTTGGATTAACATCCCGATAGAAATTGAATTGGAACTGGCACCACTAGGGGCCCCCTGGCACGACAAGAAACCCTATCACTTGAATTAACATGGAAGAAGAATTTTACAAGAAATACCGTCCCAAATCTTTCAAAGCAGTTTTGGGACAGGCTGCAGCAGTGGAGTCCCTTGTTCAGATGGTAAAGGAGAACCGTTTACCACACACTCTCCTGTTTACGGGACCGTCTGGATGTGGTAAAACCACACTAGCTCGAATCCTTAAAAAGAAACTAGGGTGTTCTGATTCTGATTTTAAGGAACTGAACGCTGCTGACAATCGTGGTATAGCGGACGCACGACGTATCACAATGCGAATGAACTTATCACCTATGGGTGGTGGTTGTCGCATTTACCTTATCGACGAAGCCCATCAGCTTACCAAAGACGCGCAGTCTAGTTTCCTTAAGCCGTTCGAGGATACTCCAAAGCATGTCTACTTTATCCTGTGCACAACGGACCCGAGTGGGTTGTTGGAAACTATACGTACCAGATGCACAGAGATCAAGTTGCAGGCTTTACCTGGCAACGCCATGGAAGAGCTGGTCCGCAACGTGTGCGAAAAGGAAGGTAAAGAACTGTCGGAAGACGTCGTCCACAAGATCGTAGAAGCCTCCAATGGTTCTGCCCGTAAGGCGTTGGTCATTCTCCATCAGGTGTTTGGTTTACAAACGGAGGCTGAACAAGAAGAAGCAGTTAATGCAGCTGACAGTACTAACAATGCAATCAACTTGGTTAAACTGCTTTTGAAACCGAAAGCCAGTTGGTCTGACGTGAGCAAGTGTGTCAAAACACTTACGGATGACCCAGAAGCCGCAAGAAGGATAATTCTCGGATACACTTCTTCCGTTATGTTAAACGGCGCCAAAGGAGCATTCGGGGAAAAACTAGCACTGATTCTTGAAGCATTCCGGGACAATTACTACGATAGTGGTAAGGCGGGACTTGTGTTGTCCTGCTGGGAAGTCGTTACATCCCGACAATAACACCGGAGGCTACAATGGTTAAGAACAACGAAGACAAACTGAGTGTGGATGAGGACATCCTGGACATCGATAAGATGGCCTTGGATGAGGAGTGGGTAGAGCAGCCTAAACTCTACTTCCGTTACGCCAAAGCACTGGCGGAGCAACGTGACGGATTGGATGAGATGAAGGCTGAATTGGAACTTACCAAAGCAGAAGTGGAGTCTGACGTTCGCGAAAACCCAGACAAACACAACCTGCCAAAGGTCACTGAGAAGGCAGTAGAAAATGCCGTGATCCAATCTACGGAGTACCAAGCGACACTCCGTAGGTTCAACAAACGGAAGAAACGAGTTGCCCTACTCAGTGCATTGGTAGAGGCTTTGGACCAACGGAAAAGGGCATTGGAGAAGCTGGTGGACCTGCAGACCATGGAATACTTCTCTGCACCACGGGCTTCTAACGTTTCCCGAGAGCATGTGGAGGAGGCAAACAAGCGTCGGGTCCGGAACAAAGGAAAAGATTAAATGGACTCGCTCCAGTTCTTTTTGGCAGCAGTGGGTTTACTACTGCTGCTTTTGTTTTTACCAATTTACGCGTACTATGTGATCAAACTCGGAACCCTTGGTTATTTACGGGCGAAGAGCGTCTTTGCCAGACTAGAGGGCGACGTTAGAGATCAAGGAGAGAAGGATGAGTCGTAAAGACCGTGAGAAGCGTCGTGAGAGGAAGATTGAGTACACCTCATCCAAACAACGGGTGAAGGACCAACAGACAGGGTTCACCCCTACCGCCTTCAAGCTGCCAAAGGGGATGGAACTCTTTAAGGTGGAGAAGGCTGGTAACAAACGGATTAACATCATCCCTTACATCGTTGGGAAAGGGAACCCATACGCTGAGGAGGGGAAGGTCCACTACGAACGCACCTACTTCGTGCACCGTGGGGTTGGACCGAACAACGAGTCCCTAGCATGCCTCAACAAGAACTTCGGTAAGAAGTGTCCCATCTGCGACCACCGAGCCCGGCTTGCTAATTCCCCTGACTCGGACGAAGATCTCATCAAGACCCTGAAACCCAAAGAACGCCAACTGTTCATTGTGCAAGATATCGATGACTTGGAAAAGGGGCTCCAGATTATGGAGACCTCCCACTACAAGGGTTTCGGGGAACTGCTGCACAATAAGATCGACGCAGACGACGAAGACGAGTACATTAACTTCTTCCACCTTGAGGACGGGCTTACCCTCAAGGTAACGTACATCGAGGACTCCTACCAAGGGCGTAAGTTCCTGGCACCTTCCAACATCGAAATGAAGGTGCGTAAGAAGCAACTGGACCCGGACATCCTTGACGAAGCCCCATGTCTGGACGATCTCATCATCAAAATGGATTACGATGAGATGAAGAAGAAGTTCCTTGAAGTAGGGGACGATGACGATGAGAAAGACAAGGAAAAGGAACGTCGTAAGAAGAAGTCCCGCAAGGATGATGAGGACGACGATGAAGATGCAGATGATGATGATGATGACAAGGATGATGATGCTGGGTCCGGTGACGATGATGACACCGACGACGATGAAACCGATAGTGATGACGACGATGATGCAGATGATAACGACAAGAAGAAGTCCTCAAAGAAGTCCAAAAAGGCATCGGATGATGATGAAGATGACGAGGACGATGAGGACGATGATGGGGATGAGGAAGCCCCAAGCGTAAAAGTTGGGGACACTGTTACGTTTGAATACAAAGACAAGAAAAGGAAAGGGGTTGTCGAGAAGGTCAATACCAAAAACAGCCTGGCACACGTAAGGTCCGAAGGACGTAGTGATCCTTACATTGTGGCTTTGGATGAGCTGAAAGTAGTTGGCGCCAAGAAAGCCAAAGAGGAAGACGAGGACGAAGACGAGGACGACACCCCAAAGTCCAAATCCCAGAAGACCTCAAAGGATGGTACAAAGAAGCCATCCAAGTCTTCTGACGACGACGATGATGATGATGAGGACGAGGAAGAAGAAAAACCCAAGAAGTCTAAGTCCAAGAAAAAGAAGGACGATGACGACGACGATGTCGATTGGGACGACTAGTGAGGCTGATCAACTGGGTTTCCTGTAGTCCCCAGTTTGGGCGGGAGTAAGCACGATGCGTAGCCCGCCTCTTTTGTTTTGTCACCTAAGGAATACACAATGAAGGCTGTAGCTATTGTCGAACTGGAGAAACCTGAAGTACTGGAAGCCATCCAAAAGCTAGCAAAGGAGAAGCTACCAAAGGCACTGCAGGATTCTTTTCAAGGCAGTTCTAAAGTGGAGTTTACTGCCGAACCATCTGCAGATGGTACATCTGTTCCGGTCAATTCTGCGAAAGTCATTTTCAACCTGAAGTAGTATGGAACAAGATATTAAGAAAGCCCTCCGCAAGAAGCGTGAGGGCAGTATTCCTACGAGCATGATGCTCAGTAGTGGAAGTACCTTACTCAATTTGGCTGCTACTGGCAGACCAAATTTTTGTTTTGTTAAGGGGCACTATTACGGATTCATTGGGGATAGTGGCGGTGGCAAGACCTGGCTAGCTATCCAATCTCTAGCTGAAGCCGCCAGGAATGAAAACTTCGACAACTACCGTTTAATCTACGACAACGTGGAAAACGGGGCACTGATGGACTTGGAAAAGTTCTTTGGTAAGAAGGCAGCCAGTAGGATTGAACCACCCAAGGGAACCAAAGCAGATCCTTTGTTTTCTGACAGGGTGGAAGATTTCTACGATAACGTGCACGCTGCCATTGAAGCAGAGGTGCCGTTTATCTATATCCTGGACAGTATGGACGCCCTGTCTTCCCAGGACGAAGAAGATAAGTACCAAGAGCAGAGGAAAGCTCGTCAAAAGGGGAAACAGGCTGCCGGTTCCTATGGGGACGGAAAGGCTAAAAAGAATTCCCAGAACATGAGGAACATCTGCCGCAAGATAGCAAAGTCAGGTTCCATCCTGATTGTTATCTGCCAGACTAGGGATAACATTGGGTTCGGCGCCCAGTTTAATCCCAAGGTGTATTCTGGTGGCAGGTCGTTGCTGTTCTATGCCACATTGGAAATCTGGTTCTCCATTAAGGAACGAATCAAAAAGAAGATCCGGGAAAAGAATCGAACCATTGGTATCGTGTCT